TTCAGCAACGAAAATAATATCTCCATTATTAGCAGTGCATAATCCAATTGCATAAGCTAATGTAGAAACTGGATATTTAAGAGTTCCTCTATTTGAATTTGAACCTACAACTGAATTAACCCAATAAACATTACTGTTATAACTTTGAGTAATTTCAATTGGAATGTTTTTGATGGATACTCCATCAATAACACCTTTATCATAATTTGATCTTGGCATTTTATTCTCCTCAAACCGCAGAGCGGTATATTAATATATTTGGGTAGAAGGGGGATTGCTCCCCCAATACCTTATTTCTTTTTGGCTTTAGATGCTCGTTTCTTCCCTTTAACTGTTCCAGTCTTAGGATTTGAAACTTTACCTTTCTTAGAAGTAGATTTAACTAATTTAGAAAATCTACCTTCTTCACCAACTTTCATCGACTTTTTAGTCATTATTAAGCTCCTGCACCAGCGGATCCTACGATACCTCTTGGATCAGCCCAACCAAAAGCGCCTCTCATACGAGCTTTGAACTTCAAGTTTGTAGTATCAAAATCGTTGTCTTCGCTAAATTCGATCGGTATACGATCCATGTAAACCAAACCATTTGGTATATTAGTCGTAATAAACCACGCATCTGGATCGGTTAAATAATGATTAACTATTATACCGCCTGGTATAGAGTTCATCATATATAACGCGTTGATGTCGCGATTTGCAGTTTCAGGACGATCGCTATTCTTCAAAATGCGAGTTGCTTCAAACATATTAGATGGAGAAACAACTAATTTCTCTGGCATAACTTTTATTAATTTACCACGACTATCGACAAATTTAGCAACAACTGATACTAACATTTCTTCAATTGAAGCCTCAGATAAGTCTGCGCCATAAGCTAAAGTATTAGCCATAGTGCCTCCTTCGATAGGATGCAATAAACTACAAAGTTCTACGCCATCACCACCAATATAACTCGCATTAAATGCTCTATTTAGAATATTAGCTCCAACAGTTTCAATCGTTTGATGAAATGAAAATGCAAGTGCTTTTGTTCTATTAGCAGCAGTTTTAAATCCTTGAGTATATTGATCGTCTTCTATTTCTTCTTGAGTAATTTGATAGCCTAACGCATAGGTTAAGTTCGTAAATCGACTAACAAATCCTTGTTTCATTGTATCGTACGATACAGCATCACCTTCTTCTTTAATTGGCACAAGCCCCAAAGAAGTTAAAGATACCATTTCTTCGTATGCTTTATCAGATTTCTCAATATCGTAAATTTCTTTATATTCAGCTCCATCAGCATATTCTTTATAAGCAAGACCCCAGATTGTTTTTACCCCAGGCCATTGTAGCTTTGGTACTGAACCACGTGTAATTAAACCAGCCATTTTTTATTCTCCTGTTTTAGTTATGGTGTATGAACGCCAGTTGTTGATTTATGTTCATGCTCATTTATATAACAAATCAAACGAGTATAAACCCCTAATTCATTGTTAGCTTCTTGAGCCATGCCCAGAATACGTAATTGTGCAGTAGCAGAACTAACTGCTGCCACGTTGAGATAAGACCCTGAAATACCAGTTATAGCGCTTGGTGCTCCAGCAACAATATCAGCATTTCCGCCAAACATTGTTTCTACAACAGTTGCTCCATAAGCCTGAATTTCAAGTATTATATTCGGATCGTCAACTACATAAACTGTTCTTAAAGTACTCGCTGTACGATAAATCTGGTTGAGATAAGTGGAATTAACCTCAAAACCAACAACAACACCCAAAAGTGTATCAGTTGCACCAGCTTTAGTAACAGATGGTAACATTTCCCCTTTTTCATTTAACAAACCTGTTCCCGTTGATTTAACAAAATCACCAACATAAAGAGCAGTAGCATCTCCAGTTCCAATTACATACGCTCGAGCACGAGCATTATAACTAGAGTCATATAGATGCCCAATGACACGCGCGCCAAAAGGCGCAAACACATTAGCCATTATTATTTCTCCAATAAATTCGTTTTTTATTTTAAAGTTAAAATTTATTTATTAAACGAATGATGAATTTTAACTTCGCCATAGGCCTCATAAGAGGCGTTTTTTTCATCTCTAATTCGTTTGGACGATTTAAAAGATGATTCTGTTTCGTCTATTAATTGTTGCTGTCTCTTTAAGTCCTCTTTATATAGTTCAGTAGGTATACACATCATATAACCAATTAAACCACCGCCAAGAGGTTGGGATACGGCTTTTTGATTCCAAGTTGGATCTTGCATTCTTAAATCTGGTTGAATTTCATCGCCTGTTTTATCGACAATAGTCCATCCAGCTTGTTCGAATTTAGATATGCGATCAAATGTATCATTAACCATTCGGTAGGTAAAACCTTCCTTCTGATTAAATCCCATCAATCGACGTTGCTCTGATAAGGGAATTCGCTTTCTAGTGCGAATTAATTGAACTCTTTCTTTTATTTCTTCATTGTTAACACGTTCTGATCTATTTGTCAACAAATTTTCACGCTTAGGACGCCCTCTTCTAATTATATCATTTTCAGGGTCAATATTAGTCGCTAATTTTTTCTCTAATTTGTTTAATTGTTCATTCAGATTATTCATTGTTTAGTTCTCCAGATTCAAATAATTGTTGTGCATATTCATCTTTAGATAAAGATTTACTTAACTGTGGCGCAGCTTTATAAATATTATTTATATATTGCTGTGATTTAAACGGTAAATCATTAAATGTACGTTTTTTATTTGATTTTCTAAATGAAGAGTTTTCAGGGGCATTAATAGTGACGTCACTTGGACGCTCACGATTTTTATTAACATGGGTTGACAAATAGGATTGAGATGACCTAATTGCTTTTTCAGTTAAATCTAATCGTTGATCTATTGTTAATTCAGGACGAGTATTACCTAACATCTTCTCATATTCAATAGCATGATTGACTAGTTGCATATTATCTATTGTCTCTGAATTGAACCAATCTTTGTTTCGCTCTTTAAATGAAACTAATCGCGAATCAAATTTAGGTCTTGAATTTTCAGTTTTATACGAATCAACTTCTTTATTTACAATATTTAACTGAGTGTCAATTATGTCTACTTGTTCAATATTTCCAGCCTGTATAGCCTCTGATTTAGCAGCTCTAAGATAATCAACTTTTTCTTGAGCTAATCTTTCTGCTTGTTTTACATTAATATCACGAACAAAACGCATCTCTTCCTTAATTTCATTTAATTCACGCTCAAGTTTTTTACTTTGCTGCTGATCGTAAATCTTTCCAACTTCTAAAAACTCTTCTGCATTTCTCCATTTGCTTTTATCTCCATCATATTCTTCTTTAGGTTTCCACCCACGCAATCGAGCCTCATGTTCATATTCTTTATTAACACTATGTAGTGATTCATCACTTGCCGAATGTTCTTGTTCTTCTTCAACTTGAATTTTATGATCTTCTTGTTTTTGATCCTCCTTAACTTCTGCTTTAGGTGCAACTCCTTCTTGTTTAGACTCTCCGCCTTCCGTTGCTTGAGTATTCATACTAGCGACAATATTATCTATTTTATCGTTAGTTTCTTTAGACATAGTTTTAGCCATTTTCTACCTCTCTATTTATTCTCTCTTCTTCTGTTCCATAAATATCTTGATCGTGAATTATGCGATAGACTTTATTATTAGGATCGTCATAATGCAATATTCCTGAATGACGCTTAAAGTAAACCCTATCTCCAATTTGTGGATAAGATTTACCATTAGCAATTAAGTCATAGAATGCAAAATCACCAATAGCAACTAATATGCCATCAGTTTCTTCCATTTGATCTCGCTCAATTAAAGTCTTTGGTCTAACAATTCCACCAGACGTTTTTTCTTCTGTCTTCTTAATCTCAACTAATACTGCATCATCTATAGGCTTAATCATTTTTTACTTCCTCCGTAATTTCAATATCTGGATTTGGAAAACCATCTATATACTCAAGAAAATAATTAAGTACATGCAACTTTCCTCTGGTTTCCCAATATATTTTCTCTGAGTTCGCTAACTGCGTGTTCATATTCAATAGTGCATCTTCTAAATCTTCTTTATGCTCCAACAATCCATCATAAATAACTTTAGTTACCTTGTGACTTTGCCAGTCTTTATATTCCGACAAATCAATAAGACTTTTATTTTCTTCTGTCATTTTATTACCTCTCTATTTACTGTTTATATTGTCCCCATCGGCATTTGACCGCTTAATTCGGCGATTTGCTGTGGAGTTAATTGTTGCTCTGCCGGACTTCCTGCCGGTGCTTCTTGCGGAGCTAGTCCCTGATCCTGGCTTACTGTTTGACTCAATCCTTTAACCATATTTTGAACTTCACTCTCTAATTGTTGTAAATTCTGCGTAATGTCTGGTGTGGGGGATTGATCGATTTGCGTGCTTTCAGTCAATGCCTCTTCTTCTTTTGCAGCTTGACCTATTTGTTGAGTGCTAGCTACTTGCTGCAATCCCGTGAGTTTAACTATCGAGTCAATCTTTTGAGTTGCTGCCAATACGCCAAAATATGCGGTCTCGGACTTTTGTTTTGCTTCGTCTATTTGAACACTAATTGCTTTAAGTTCACGATCCATCAACATACATGCAGTATCCATCTTCTTATTTTGCTCTTCTGCCTGTTTTATCTTTAATTCCGCTTGTTTTAATAACTCATCAATAGATGGTGGTTTATTTGGATCTATCGGTGGCAATACTTCATCAATATTAGGAACTTTTAAAGCTTCTAAATAATTTCGCAATATTGCATAACCATCAACTCGTGGGTCTTGAATGACTTGCATTAATGCTTGAGCTTGCAATAAACGCTGCATTGAAGATGATAATTGAGGATCAGCAACAGGAAATATCCCATAATTAGGAAGTTTATAATCGTCAATAGTTACAATCCCACTACCTATGGCTAATGGGAATTGCTCACTATTCTGCATGTATTTTTTATTGATGTTATATAACTTCATAAATTCTTTTTGTAATGAGTTATATAATCTATAGAGAATTGCGCTGTATATCTTCTGACCTTGTTCAATCAAAGCCATTGTCGTTGCTGCTGGCGTGCTTGATGGCGGTAAATCACCTTGCATTATATCTGATATTGCAGTTATAGCTTTTGAACTATCAATAATAAAGTTAAGTAATGTAAATAATACTTGTGAAGGCTCTTTAATTGGCAGCATGAATATATTCTCAGCAATACTCGATCCCATAGTGGTATTAACTTGCTTATATTCACCTGGTTTAAATTTCAAATCCCCTTTGGGTAATCGTAAATTACGACTAATAAATCCACCTTGCATATTTGAAAGAGTTCCAGCATCAATTAACTGATTAACAATTGTATTTGCCATTGCATTTGTCGCAAATAATATCGAACCAAACCCTAAACTATAAAATCCTCCTGCTGGGTTTGGTATAAACCTATAATCAGTCCAATATTGAATTGGATTAATCTTAGTCATCTTGTCTTTCCCTGTATACTCAATACAGTTCTCATCGTATCTAGCAACAATACGCAAAGTCTTTCTTGATCCCTCAATTACCGTCACAATATATGGCTCTTGATAGCCATCACCGTCTAAATCTAAATATCGATGCTGCTCGTACATTTCAAAAGATTGATCGTAAAAAGCATTTTTTAATTCTTCATCAGTCGTAAATGAATCAACTTGATCTTCTGAATTACTCATCTTCATTAATTCTTCGATTGAATATTCAACAAACAAACCAGCATTTATATTTTCTAATATTTCGTTTGAAGACATAGTAAATCTGTGCGTAATGCGCTGTGCCGATTCTAAAGATGTTGCTTTCATATTAACGATAACATCTAAAGGACTTACTAACTTTGTGTCGGGCTGTTTAATAATGGAATTATAAAAACTCTTTCTAAATACAATTCCATGTAATGGCAACATCATTAATAACTGGTCTGTGTCCATTACCCAATGATCTGACTGTCCAATCAATTGATAGGACATGTGCGCCGCTAAATCATCTGCTCTTTTACATTTGGTATGTTTTGGATCATCAGGTGCCATATTGCGCACCGCAACAACCTTATCATTCTTAACAATCTCAGGCATCGTACGCGCATTAAACTGAACACATGAACCCATAATCATTGGAAACTTAACATTTGCTGCGTTTTCCCACGGATAACTTTTTCCTTTTAAATTAGAATCTATTAAATCAGTTACTTTTTCCATTAGCGCTTTCCATTCGCTTCTTGATGATTCGTCATTTTCCGTGCTTTCAATAACTAAATTCGCAATGTCATCTAATTCCTTTTTGTCTAAATCATCAGCAATATTAGCCATAGCCATATATCTTTTTAATTTCTCGGGCATTCTTGCTAAATTACGAGCTTCCTCCATCTTTTGGATCATTACAGCAGCTAAGTTCTTTTGTTCTTCTGGATCAAGCTGTTGTTGTTGTGGATTTCCTTGTTGCATTGGCATAGCACCTTCTGGTGGCATCTGTTGTCCTGGCATTGTCGGTTGATTCATCATTGTTTATTTCCTCTATTTTTAATATCCAGTTACTACTGATTTGTATTGTTCCCTAGTCTTCATTGATTGCATTGCCTCATACTCTTCTTGTCGCTGATCCTCTGTTAATACATAATTGTCATTTAGAAAATCAGTTAGAAAATATTGAAAACAATCTTGCAAGTCAGAATAAGGGTGTGATTTGTACGGTACTTCTTGATGCGTTTCTTGTCCGACTACTTGTAATCTTCTGTAATAATACTCACCAAGAAAACCTTCTCGTAATTTTGGACAACCTTGACGTGATATTAATACCCTAGGTTGTTTATTATAAAATTCATTAAGCGCATTTCTCACTGCCGATATTCTAGGTTCAAGTTTATTAGTACATGCGCTCTCAACTTCAAAGCCTAAATCTTTTAATTGTTCGCTTCCATGATCTGTATCGGCAGGATCACCTTTAATCGGTGCAATACTCATCCCTTGGCAATACTTATTTAAGAATGGCTTGACAGATACACTGAATAGTTCTTTAACTGTCATATTCGATCCGCAAAACTCTTTAACAGCTCTATATTGATCTTTATAGACTTGACAGATTATCGCAGCTGGAAAACTCCCATAATCCACATATAGATAAACAGTCTCGTTAAACACAAGTGGTAATGTTTCAACGCTGTGCCGATCATCATCATAGTTTTGATATACGAACTTACCATCTAACGCTACGCCATATTGACCACAAGCATAAACTTTGACGTATTCCTCACCTCTTGGAATCATAGCCATGTAATAATCTCGACCTACAAACTTTAAATTATCTGCATTCGGATTTATCTCCCACTTATCTTTTACTTTAAGCAACGCAGGTGGTTGATGATATACTTTTATCGGATATTCTAGGTCTTCTTCGATCTTAACTCTGATGTAATGATCTAACTTAGGCGGGTTACTTACTGCTAAAAATATCTTACCAAACGGTTGCCACTCTTCGTAAAGAACGTCTTTTTCTTTTTGCGTTAGAACTTTTAAGGCATCTTTGAACGTATCATAGAACAATTGCATATACTCAAGCTTTGCAGGATAGCGAGGCATACGCTCTAGTATTGTGTTAACAATCTCTAAAGGTATGTGCTGCAACTCGTCCACAAACGCACCGCTTATTTCTAATGATTGAAGTTTATCTATATCCTGTGGTCGATCTAAAGCAAGAAACATAAACTCAATAACATTGCGCACTTTATCGTTTGTATAAAAATCATAGATGAATGTATGGACTGGTTTCTTTCGTTGATATGGATATGGCAGGCCAAACATCCAGTGCCTAAATGTCCTCATCGTAGTAGTTTCTAATTCTCCTGATGTGTTACGTACTACAATAAATCTACCTTTTCTAATGCCATCATCACACACAGGCATCATCACTGATGCTTGTACTATCTTACGTAATCCAGCGCTACTTTTACCACTTCCATAGGCGCCTATTATTATTTTCATGAGCGTGTAAAAATTCCATTCGATCTGTCTTTCTCCCAGCGTAATAGTTTTATTAGCGTATGATGGAACTGACAATATGGAATGTAAGTTAGGCACGCTCAAACCGTCGTATTCTTTAGCATCTGGATTATTGATAGTATAGAAATTATTGGGGTGTAGCGTCATGTGACAAGGCACAGGTCGATCATGATATTGTAATAAATTCTCTAGTTCTTCTAGTTTATCTAATGATTGTTTTGCTTGATCTGGCAATCTTAATGATGACATTAATATTGTGCCTCTTTTGCAGCTTTAGAGTTATTGAACGATAACAAGCCATTTGTTTTAACGATAATACTTTCAAGACGAGTTATTCGCTCAGAAACTGTATCTGTGAATAATGCAAAATCTGTAACCTTAAGCTCAATCTCACAGATACGAGCTAGCTTTTCTGCTGCATCAACACTAATCCTCTTATCGCATACAGCCTGAGCAAGTATATACAAACGCTCCTTGGGTGTTTTAGCTTTGCCATATTCGGGAAGTGAAATAAATATCTCGTTTGATTTTTCTTTGTAGCGTTCTGGGAATAGATAACCAAGTGTTTTTGATATGCAGAGCAATTGTGTTTCGCAACTCTTAAGCTCAGTTAAATTGTCTCTTCCGGTACATGATTTAGCCTGCTCTCCTATTTCTTCAATCTCATCGACTTTTCTAGCTGCATACAACGATAAAGCATCGCGATACAGTTCTGCAAATTCTTCATTGTTACGAACCCACGACTTAATATCGTTAGGCGTTATATCGTAAGTTTCACATAGTTTTGTAATACGTAACCCATCCTTAAGCTTAGCGCAAAACTCAATGCCTATCTTTTCGTCATACGGTTTTCTCTCTACTGCCTTCTTTCCAGCCATAACACAATCTCTCTATTGCCTGTGGATAATTTATTAACAGGTTGTTCACAGGTTATTCACAGAATAACAGAAGTTATCAACAGATGCAAATAGATTGATTTTAAGATTATGTTAAGGATTTAAATGGCGGTACAAAATGCGGCTCAAAAAAATACGCTTATTGTACCTTTGACAAGACATAACTCTATATAAGAATGTGGGGTTATGTCTTAATGTTTATTAGAAGGAAAGTCTTTTTGGTAATCTCTGCAGCATTTAAGGCGATGCTTTATTCTGTGCCAAAATGATTCTTTTGTATTATTCATTTCTTTTTTTTACGTGATTTACCAGCTTCGGAATAAGCAATCGCAACGGCTTGCTTAACAGCTTTCTTTTTAGATGCTGGCTTGCTAGTCCCTATCTTTCCTTTGCTTTTGTATGTATCTACTATCTCTTTAATGTTCTTTGCTATAGTTTTTTTTGATGTACCTTTTTTAAGTGGCATTTTAATTTTCCTCGCTAGCTTTTTATATATATCAAATAGGTTTGCAATCTCAAACCTCATGTTATTATTTTGTTCAAAATAAGCGTGCAATCTCTCTGAAACACTATTTATATCGTCTAAATATCCTCTGATTAATCGGTTATGAATATTAGTTTGAGTCGTAACATAATCATAATTTTTAGCAATATTAAATTCTATTAATGCTAAATGGTTTTCTATCTCTCTAAATGCTTCATCGTGATTTTTAGATAATTCCACAGGTTTAATTTTATCAACTGTTATTTTCATTTCTTACAATCACCTTTCTTCTTCTTCTTATTCATCTTATCTTTATTGCGTTGTTCTCGATTAGCCATTTTATTTATCCTCTTTTAATTATTATTCTACTCCTTCGCCCCCTTCTCTTTCCCCCATTAGAAACCGATTCCATTCTCTTTAATATACTTATTTATTATACAATAAACTCTTGACAAAATCAACTTAATAATAATGTATTAATTTTTAGTATTTAAAACCCAGCAAAATAAATATTGCATTAAGAACTTGACAAACTCTTTTTGTATGATATACTAGTTATATGATCGAAGTTAATTAATGTTGAATGCTTTGATTAGCTAGTGATACAGTAGATTAAACGAGATCATAAAACAAAGAGAAATAATAATAACAAATTTAAAAATGGAGAATTAAAATGAGTAAATTTAGAATAACAGCCTTTGGTATTTATCATCAAATTATTACTGATATAATTTGCGCTACAAATAGAGAAATTGCTATAAAAACTTTTCATAATAAATATAATAACCATGCACATTGGCTTACTTTAACTGCAATAGAAAAATGTTAATAATAACAAACGAATTACGTAGTGCATTATAAAGGAGCAAATACAATGAAAGTAGATTTTAACATGTTGCCTGAAGGAATTCAGCAAAGTATCAATGAGCGCAGTATATTAAGTGCGATTGCTTGGAATATAAGCCAAGATTTTAAGTATTATAAAATGCTCAAAAGAAATAATAATAAATTTCCGATTGAATTTTTACAAAAAATAAAAAATAAAATTATTGAGCTTTTATGTAATTATAAAAATCAAAGAAAATCTTTTTATTTTTACACAGATGGAAAAACATTGAAAAATGATGAATTGATTTTATCTATACAAGCGAAGTTATAACGAACAAAAAAGGGGAATTGCATTATAATAATAAAACTATAATAATTGAGACCCTAAACGGTGTAGTTCCTCTTTTTTCTAATGGGGAAAATTATGAAAAAAATTGAA